TTTACCACTGCTTGTATTTGATCTAAGTCCATCATTATTTTTTGTCACCAACTCTCTCACTCACGGCTGACAAGCCTCTAATATTTTGATAAAGTATTCCAGAGCATCTATCTGTACGCTATCACTCTGGTATATGACTTCACCTATGTCGTCTGCTTCTAAGTCTATATGATGCTTTTCGCAAAACTCTATAATTAAGTTTTCAATTGCTTTTACATCCATTTTTTTCAACCTCTTTCAATCTGTTGTATTCATCAATCCATTGTTGTGCAGTATAGTGATGATGCTTTTGGATTTCTAAGTGAATTGGTTGCCACGAGCCTCCGCAAATTTCTGTAAAATATTTTCTGCATTGAACCTCGTATTCTCTTGACAATTTACGTATACGAGGTGATATATCTACAAACGCTTCCGTTTGATCCCAGCGAGACCTGGCATGTGTTAAAGTCCTATCATACAATTCAGTCTTTGCCATATATTCACATGCGAATTTATAGGTATCACTATCAGGCTCGACTATTCTTTGATATATAAAGCCATCCATCCTTATCCTCCAAATCTATCATCACCAAAAGGTTTCGTATCGCAAAGATTAGTTGCGTCCATGACTTGCATTTTCTTCTACAATGGCTGCTTTTGTCCCCTGCTCCGTCAGCAGCTTATACAATATTTCAGCCTGTTCGTCTAATTCCATCTTTAAGATAGTGTGGCTACCATCTTCGTTCTGTCTGCCAATACATATTCCGCATTCATTTTTCTTTTCGTCTTTATCAAAAGAAACATACAATAAATCCTGCATTTTATTCACCTCTTCTGTACGGCTGATACCCTTTGCCACCCTTAAATATATATTCCATAGCATCATTCCAACCTTTAATATACTGTTCTGCATCATGATAATCTTCATAATTGCGAAATGTCGGAACACTCCTATAATGAGGTTTATCTATCATTCATTGTTCTCACTTTCTGCTTTGTATTTATCAATGATCTCTAATCCCTTTTTAAGTCCATCCGCATAGGCTTGTATCACTTCTTCGCCTGTTCCGCTATGAGATAACATTTCTTCAAACATCTCAGCTCTTATCTTGTCGAGCACCTCATTTTTACCATCCTCATATCCCTTTGTATATTGATTGCGGTCATATTGTAAAGCCTTTATTAACGATTCCTTATCAACATTTACTCCCACTTCTCTAACGGCTTTCATTACCATTTTTTCTTCTTCTTGTATCATTTGTGTTTGTAACTCGCCATATATTTTATCTATTGGACTTTCGTACATTATTATTTCTCACTTTCTCGGCAGGATCGTTATAGGTTGCCTACCATATCTGAAATACCCGCCTTTGTAGTCGCTTTTTAGGTGGTAAAACTTTACCGCCTCTTTGACTTCTTCCTCAGAAAGATATGTCATGTTGTGGAAACCAAATTGGAAATACGCAAAGTACGGGTATTTATCCGGGTTATCACGCCGTTCCTTTTCCTTGGCTTCGTATTCTTCCCGAAAGGCTTTGTATTCCTCGCTATCCTTTGTCATTCTGCTCACTTTCTGCTGAAATATCCTCAATCACGTCTATCTTATTTGCCTCATTAAGCGGATCGATGGATTCGAGGTATTCGGTCAAGGTCATGCCAGCTTTTTCTGCTTCTTTAGTCCACTGTTCTGTTTTTTCTATGATTTTATCTCTGTTAAATATCATATACATCCATAGATGATTCCGCTCTTCATCTGTCAATTTTTCAAAAATGTTATCACCCATATTACTGCTCACTTTCTGCCTTGTCAGCAAGAATTGCAAGACTTTTAGATATGTCTGCGAGAGTTGTAGAAATTATACAAAGCTGAGATGCTACCATTTCCTGATAAGTCCCACTTGGATTTTCTTTCATTTCTTTAATCAACCCGTCTATAACAAATTTATTTTCTTCAAATCTCGTCATTACTTGTCCTCACTTTCCATCTTATACCTACTTATAACATTCTGCATTCATTAGCATCAGCCAATTTTCACGTCTTCTACAACCTCTTCAATGTTAATTATAATATTAACAGGATCATCTTCTTCTCCACTATTCTCCCAATCATTAATTATTTTCTGTATCTTCTGTAACTGCTTTAACCATTCTGCAAGCTGCCTGTGTTCAGCGGCACATTTAGAACATTGGTTAGCTTCATATTTCCAATCCAATTTAGAATATTCTAAATCCTCTGCTTCGCTTTCTTTTTCTTTCGCAACTTCCTCTGCGTGTTTAATTGCTTCATCAATTGTCATTCTTCCACCTCATGATCTTTCATAGGAACATAACAATCCTCTATCTCAACATTATCTATTGCGTGGACACAATATCTCAGTAAGCATATTTCTATACTGTCTTTGCGATATATGCAGCGTGTACAATCCTCATAATCTTTCGAATATTTAGTTTCCTTAACTCGGAGTGTTACTTGTTTCATTTCTCACCGTCCTTTGACTCTGTATCTCGGTATCGAATCGTATATTTAACGTCTTGGCTTACCAACTTAAAAAAATCAATATCACATTCTTTTTCGATTTCATAAAACTGTTTATCTGTAAGCCGTCCTTTATAGCTGAGTGATTATCGAAGTTCTCTTTTTCTTAAATCTGCATCGAAGTTTACTTTTCCACATAAAAATTGTGATCTTTAATCGTGTAAGCATACTCAAAGTATCTTGTAAGGCTTTCGCCATTCTCTACGGTTTCAAAACCTATGATTTCCCTGTCTGCGCTCAATCCCCTCTCAACATCAGCTAAAGCCAAATGACAGTCTGTCGTCGGCTCTGCTTCGTTATATGAGCCGTTGGAGTAACTTTCAAACTGATTGGGCTGCTTTATGACTTCCTCGACCGTATCCGGATAATCTTCATTTTGAACCCTGTTGAGGACTACACGCATTACCGCTGACATTCCTTCAATGCCTTGATTCCCGGCTTCTGCCTGTGCTATCTTCATGAGCATTTGAGCATCCTCATAGTTTACTTCGATCACTTCCAACTCTTTAGCGTATACCTCTTTAGGGTTTAACAGACCTACAAGCATCAACGCTATTATCAGTTTTGCTTTCATGTTTTCAAAAGCTCCTCGATTTCTTCGTATGCCGTCAGTTTGGCGCACGTTTTCCTATGCTCTGAACCTGCATCGTCGATTTCTTCTCTTGCGTTCTGCATAATTTTTAAGACTTCATTAGCAAATATTTCTTTCATGCGAAGTTCCTGTCCGTGCTGCAAGCCTTTGGCATATCCTTCTGAATATCCGTCCTGCCATGTACGTTCACATTTTTTGCAAGCCTCAATACTTTCTTGTTTGCCTTTTTCATAGCCCTTGTCGTAGCCTGCTTCGTAAGCATCATTAGTTGTTATTAACTTAGCTCTTGCATAACCTTCATCAAAGCCTCTGTCGTACTCAGCTTTCTTTTCATCATCAAATTGCTTTTCAAGTTTCTCAATCTTTTCAGCTTCGCCATCGAGTTTGCCATCCTGGTAGCCCTGTTCATAGCCTTTGTTAAAAGCTTTTGTCAGCCTGTTCTTAAATGCGTTTATAAATCCATTGCCGATACTTTCAAGTTTTCTCTTGTCCTGTTCTAATACTGCGTAATTTTTCATTTTTTACCTCATTTCATAAAAATATCATCAAATAAATCCAAGATTGTTTCCACCGAAACGGAAAAGCCTTTTTCAGTCTCTTTTTCTATCGCTTGATAAAATTCCAAACATCCTTTTTTTTGAATTTTTTTCTGTCCAATTTTTGTTAATAATCTATGCGGAGTCAAAAGAGCATGACACTTTTTGCAAACAACTATTAAATTTTCTTCGCAATTCAAATCAATATCCTCAATTTCAACAACTAACGGTATTATGTGGTGAACTTCAAGATTTCTCATACTTCCGCAAAGTTCGCACCTTTCACACATTCTTAGTATTTTTTGTTGAATATGGTTATTTCTGTTATTCATTCTTCCACTTGCATCCTTTCGTCAGAATCATTTTCGTTTTTCTCCTTTACGATCGTTGATGTAAGTGTTTTTCTGTTTTTAGTTACGGTTATTGAAGCATAATCACAATCCGACTGCTCCATGATGTCGTTTAATATGTCAAAAAAATCCATTTTTCATCATCCTTTCATATTACCCCACTTTTGCCACCTTAGAGCCGCTCTTTTTCTTTAGGGTATAAATTATCGCCTAACACATTTAATCGCCCTTGTTGGACGTTGTAGCCGTCAATTTCGGCGTATTAATTCTAATCTTCACTCTGTCCGCGTCTGTCTCGTTCATAAGTCCTGTCATGTCCTTTGTTATGTAAACCTTAGTTTTTGCCCTTTTTAGCCTTTGTTTGTGCGTACCCTACAAAATATACGCCCGATGCAATAAAACGTCTCCACGCGGCAGCGTTCCCTCGTCACGCTCAAATTATGACGGGCTATCAATCAAAGATACGTGGTCAACCACTCCCGAAACTATATTCCTTAATTCTTCGCCACGGTTCAGCCTGTCCTTTAATTGGTCAACACCTGCTTTCTGTTGCGGTGTTAGATTCGAATACTGCATTTCTTTGCTGCATACTTCCTCATAGTTCCGCTTAAAAACGCTTGATATAACGCCCTCGTTATAATCTTCATCCGTCGCCCATACCTGCAATTGATTAGCAGAGCCGACCGCCTTTTGTACCAGTTTTGGAAGTTTTTCAAACTCCACCTCGCAATTGTATGCACTGTTTTGCAGGGCTTTTCTTACCATTCCCCACGCTTCGGCTGCGCCCAACAAACTAATCTTGATCGGAATATCCTTGTGTTTTTTGACTATGCCTATAAGCTGTGATATACTCGGTGCAAACGAATTGTTTGATGTTTCCACAAACTCAATTAACGCGGTTGATATATCGGCATACTCATATTTCTGTAAAAATTTATGCCATATATCAATCAATGCCGTAGGGTTCGTTATTCCGTTCTTGAAATTCGGATATATCACTTCAATCTCCATCAAGATTTTTTGGACTTCAATTCGATTCATTTCATTCTCCTTTATGCGTTTTCAAATATGCTACCTGTGTAATTTGTTTTCTGCTTTGTCGTCGAAACATCCTTTAACGGGAAAAGCCCCTGCCACGAGTTCATAAGTGATTTTCGTATGATCTTAATCGCAGTGTCATTGTCGCCGTTTGCCATTTCCATTAGATCATCAATCGCCGCATCAATCGCCTTTATTGACTGAAAAGCCTTTTTTGCACCCATTTTTTCACGCATTTCAACATAGTCAGAAAAGGCTTGATTCAATTTTTCATCAAGTGGGAAATATACATCTTTTCTTACGGGTTCTTTCTTGGCTCTCTTCTTAGGCTTCCTGTCCTCTTTTAAATTTAAACTGTCTTGGCTATCTATTATTTCCTGTTCTACACTTCTACTAAGTTCTACACTATTATGTGTTGTAGGTTTTAAATTATTAGAATTTAAAAAAGAATTAGAATTAGATATAGAATTAGATATAGATATAGAGCGATTCACGTTACATTTAACGTCACTTGTAACGTTACCCGTAACGTCACTCGTAACGTTACCCGTAACGTCACTCGTAACGTTACACCCTATCTCTTCATTCTCTAAAGCCTTATTTTTCTGCCTTTCTCTAAATCTTCTTGTCCTTTCTCTTCCACTCGCTCTAATCTCTTCTAATCCCTGCTCATTTTGGTGCTTATCCCAATTTGAAACCATGTACGCATTATCAACGACTTCTATCATTTCCAATTCTTGAAACGCTGTTAAAGCTCTTTGAATGCTCCCGATCTCTATACGGAAGATTTTTGATAGCATATCATCCGTATAGGGTATCTTTTTATTGACCATCAAAAAGCCGTGATTGTTACACTTTCCGGCAAGACATAGCAACTTGAACCAAATCAGCTCAATCAATAATCCGTCCTGCATGGATTCAATCGCGTACATTTTTTCATCATCGAAAATATCAATTTTGATTTTTATCCATTTTACATCGGACATTATTTTTCACCTTCTGCAATTTCATCAACAAACTTCCTAAATTTGTCCGCTTCTTCATCCGAAAGCTCATTTCTCATTTTTTTACAGAAATACGCTTCTGAAATACCGAATTTCTCCGCTATCTGCCACATTCTCACCCCTTTTCCCATAGCATATAATCTAAGTTCCATGTTTGCTTTTGCCATATTAACTCCTTTCGTTTTACTTCAATATATTATTGAACTATTATACAACTAAATGTTAAAAATTTCAAACTTCTTTAATCCGTATCCCGTACCGCTCTAACATCAGCTTTCTTTTAATCTTAAAAACCTCATAAGCGCCGCCGCCACGGTAGCCCTTTACATCTTCTACGATCTCTTTGCCTGTCTCGCAGTCAAAGTATACAAAATCAGCTATATAAGCACATTCGCGCTCTATTACTTTCTTATCATCCCCCCTCTGTGTTGGAATAAGCACATATTTCACCTGCCGCTGCAGGTCTTTAATAACCTTTGCTTTTTCAAGCATTCGCAATTCTATATACCTGTTACCTTCTTTTTGGCTGTCAAATTTTATTTCGTCAATCTCGATTTTTTTGTTTTTGTATTTTCTGTATTGGTTATACATCATAATCCTCTCATTTTGGTGTCTGTGCGCTCCGTGTAGCCCTTCTAAATATTTTTTGTGGAATTGTGCATTGAAATATTTTAGGGGCTAAAAAGGGCTAAAATTGACCATATATAAAAGGCGGTGAATTGTATCTTTTGGGGCGCACTTTTCACCGCCTTAAAACGTGGTTTTGTGGTATATCCTGCTTACATCCCCACGCAAGATGCCGTTATGTTGTTAGCCGAAAAGTGCCGCTGCCGCGTCCTGCTCAACATTCTCTGTAGGTGCTTCTTTTTCTTCTGTCTTTGCCTCTATCTGATCTGGCTCTTTTTCTGCATCGGGAACAAAAATTTCTTCTTCTGTTTGAACATAATCGGGCGTTAAGTCCTCGTTGATAACGGCGTTATCGGCTTCTAAGGCGGTCTGCATTTCAATGCTTAACACACCCCATTTGCCCAAAAGCTGACGTAACATTGTTTTACATCCCATATCGTCAAAGCGCTGATACCAAGGAGAAGAGTACAACCATTCATCCGACTTCGGATATTTGCCGGCTTCATAATCAGCGAAAGAAACCTTCGGATATTTGCCGCCTTTGGCATCTCTTGAGAATGCCGGACTATATCTGTCTGCGTGGTTTATCATCTTCTCCTTGCTCCAATAAAGAGCTTTTTTAAAGCCGTTCACATACTCGAACATTGCATAATAACCCATTGTTGGCGTGTTCTCTCTGACTGTTTCATCCTGGATGAGATTAACTTCTATATCTTCGTTCAGCGGGTCAAACCTTACAAGCTCGCCCTGTTTGATCGTAAGAACATTGATTTTTTTGTACTGCCCCGATCTGATCGCAAGCTGTATATATCCCTTGTATCCGATAATGAATTGAGCTACCTTGCCTTTTTTCTTGTCTTTGAAGGGCACAAGATGATATTGCCCTAACTGTGGCGAAGGTGAAAGCTTCAACGACTGTCCCAAAAGAGCCGCTGAAAGAATGCTCCCGTTATCGCATTCCTGCAATTCCGGATTCGCGTTGACAGCGGATACAATCGCCGTAATAAATTTCTGCCCTTCTTTGCCACCCACAACCTTATTTATCTGATCTTTCACCGCATCCTTGGTAAGATAAGCTGTCAAGCCTACCCTTCTACCCTGTGCCTGTGATAAGCTGTTCTGTACTGCCATGATTAACCTCCTAAATTAAATTAAAATGATCGAGTTATAACTAAGTTAAAATTTAAGTTAAAATTTAAGTTAAAATTTAAGTTAAAATTTAAGTTAAAATTTAAGTTAGTCAAGCTTTGTGAAATTCTATTTTATTTTCTTCAAAGAATTTTTTTAATTTCAAGGCATTTTCAACCGTAAGAAATGCCTTGAAAGCTATCCACTGCCCTTCCTGCTTTGGCGGCTCTGCAATGACTTCAGGCTTTTCGTATGGTATTTCCTGTGCTGTTGTGTCAATGATCGGCTTTTCAGCTTCTTCCTGCGCCCTTCTTGCTTCTTCTTTCGCCTTTTGGATAGCAACAAGCCGCTGACCTTCCGCGATAGCCTTGCCAACATCAAGGCTGTGCTTGTACTCTTCCAAAGCTTCAAATGAAAACTCCGACAAGCTTTCAAGGGTCTTAACGTCGGCGGCTATCTGCGCTAAACGCTCGTTGATTTCTTCCTCAACCTTTTTCAAGGTGAATGTTGTATTCAGCCATTTATTATTCCAAATCGAGCCTAAAAGGACAAAATCGGGATGCTCGATACCAAGCCATAACTGTTTAATAGCGTCCTGCTTCTCTTCCTGTTTCTTCTTTTCATACTCTTTCACCTGCGTAT